GACTTTTTAACGTATGGCTGGCCAAGTATTTTGTATATGCCTAATAGCTTACCTTTGCCGGTTAATGCCTCAACACATTCAGGGCAAACAGTGTGACCAGACTGGCCATGCATGATTGTTACTTCCCCCATGATTCCTCTGTTGCAACAGGCGCAATATCATTTTCGGCAGGTGCCGTAATTGATGGCGCAGTAGGTTGAACCGGTGCAACGCACTTTGGGCTGTCTACTGGTATGCTGTCGCCGTAAGGGCAACCAGTCGGCTCGTTTTTACAAAAGCCACCGGCGTCATAAGTACCGGCCGGACAGTCTGTTGTTGCTGCGCTTGCAGTTATAACCCACAGAGCAATTATCACTAGCACTAGGGTGATAACCATTGCTATTCTGTTGAACCATTTATCTCTGTTACTCATCGTCGCTTCCTTTCAAGTTCTCTGTGTGCTGGCTCGCAGTACCAATCTGGTATAGGCTGGCCAAACTTTAATTCTACTTTGTGCGTTTCGTCACAAAACTTATAGGCGCACTTCTGTGTACCCATCGGGTGCCGTTGCTCGACTGCAACTTTTTGGTCTGCAATCGTAACTGGCGCTCTATCTGTAACCGGTTCAAAGTATGGCTGGCCATCTTTGCGGAATACGTCGGCCATAGTAGTTTCGGCCTCGCTGCGCCTATCTTCCATAATTTTATTGCGGAAAGTCCATACCTCGGATTTTACTGGCTCGCCCCGTAAAAACTTATAACCTTTTTTGGTAATGAACCACTTACCGCTATGGCTCTCTGTGTAGCGCGCCAAGCCCAGCCAGCGCAAGCGTGTCATATTGTTGCGCTGGCTTCTTGTGAGCCTATGCTCGCTACTAACATCATCGTGGTCTAGCCAGATATGTGGCTTGCCTAACTCAACTTCTAGGCGTCTTAGCTTTATGAGTGTTTGCGCCAGAGTTTTGTTTAGCCTGACCCTTGTTGCTTCGAGCTTTGCGCCACAGTGGTCGCAATAGTCTTGGTCTTTCACGGTTTGTTACCCTCCGTATTTTTAATTTTTTTGCTGAATCTATGTACTTACTAGCACTCTTAGGAAGTTCCCAACTTGGACTTCGACGGTCCACGCTTGCTAATTCGGCCACCCTTTGCACCGGCAACTTTTGCGGTTTGCGGTGTGAAGCTCCCTGACGAGAGCTTGCCACCTTTTTTGCCCTTAGCGCCAATGCGACGAAAGTAATCAGGGTCTTGCGCCAGCAACTTTGCTGTACGTTTTTTTGCGCCATCTTTAGTTCCTCCCATTTATCGCCTCCTAGTAACTCGTCGCTTTAGTCCGACGGCTTTTGCGTCCACCAATCGCGCCGGCAGTTCTGGCCAATTCACGGTTGGCAAAGAAGCCACCAGTTCGACCTTTTTTACCACCTTTGGCACCGATCTTTGCATAAAAGTCTGCGCCATATTTTGCTTTGTTGGTTGCTGCTGCTGCACGTCCACCCTCTTTAGTTCCTGCCATTACTTTGTCTCCTCTGTCCTTAGTTCTAATAGTTTATTGATCTTCTTTAAATGCTTCGGGCATAGCCAAATATCTTGGTGGTGACGATTGTTCTGTTGGCTATAGCTGCTCCATTTGCGGAGTAGGCCACACTTTGACTCCGCTACGTTTTTACATTTATGATATTCACAATATGGCATCATTTTTTTGGTCTCCGTTTATTTAATTTATTCCGAACGCTTTTGTTTCATAGGCCACCTCATTATATATCGTTAGCGCTTAAAAAGCTAGAAGCTGCGCTCCTGGTAGATGCGTACACCGGCAATATCAGTCACGCCATTTTTAATTGCCTCACGAATAAGTGAATCGACCGGCATGCAGTAAATGCGCGGTACTAAGCTAGAGTTGGTGACTTCGAACTTAGTTACCGTTCGTGCGCCGGTCTTAGGCTGGTCAACAACTTTTGGTGCAGCTTCGGCCTCTGCTCGCGCTTGGACTTCTGCAGCGTCGCGCTGGGCTTGTGCCTTGGCGCGTTCGGCGTCATCAATTTGCGCTCGGCTTAGTATGTCTTTTGCTTCTAATAGGCGATTAACTGCTTGGGTAAACTCTAACTTTACGGTCGGATTTTCTTGGTCTACCTCTGGCAATTTGCCATAAAAGTCTTTGAGTTCTTTACCGCGTTGCTCAATCAAAGTTATTTTTTTACTGTAAACCACGCCGGAAACATTAAACTGTTCGACTATTTGCGCTATACGCTGGCGTTCAATTTCCGCTAGGCGCTCTTGCTCGGCTTCGTAGTCCATTATCTTTTTACCGATAATAGATTTTGCTTCTTCGGCTGGCTCTAGTACGTCACGTTCACCGGCAATAAGTTGCTTGGTGACTTCTTGAAGTGGTCGCGTAAAATCCATGCGCCGGTCTCCGGTAACTTTGATATGTTTAACGGCTTTTTTGCGCAGGTCAACACCGGCTTTTAATGTTTCGGCGTCGGTAATTTCTAGCGCCTCGGCTTCGGCTTTGAGTTCTGCCGATTCCTTTTTAATTGGCGACATAAGTTCTACGGTGCTGTCGGCGTAGCTTTGTAAGTTGTTGTCTAACGACATGTTATTGTTCCTCTGTTAATAGTTTTACTAATTGATTTATTTGGGTTAATGCTTCGTACTGTACGGCCATCTGGTCGCGGATAAGTTCGGCGACGTCCTCACGCTTAATGACCAGTACCAACATAACTAGGTGGTCATGCACAAAACGGTCGTCATATAACACGAAGTACAGCGTTTCTAATTTTTCATTGACCATAAAATACTGGATTGCTTGGTCGTGAAAGTTATTGTCGGAATCGTTAGGCACACTCATCATCGGGTTATATGTTGGGTGCTTTAGATTTTGTCGGTGTTCATATATGTAACGGATATGTGAGGCTGAATCGAGTGCTTTAATTTCGGCGGCATACGTTGGTATTTTTCCCTCCTCGACTTCTTCCGCACCGTCAGGCGATATACCAATATCGTCGTCAACGTCACTAATCCACATTCCGGGGTCATTTGTTAAGTTCAGGCCATATTCTTTGTTAAGCCTAGCAATAGCTTCTGGCTCTAACCGGTGGCCACGGTCGCGAGGGTCTTCACCATCACGCGCAATTGCCAACTTCTCAGCTAATACTTGCCAGAATCCAGCGTAACGCTTCTTAGGATTGCGAGCTTGCCGGCGCACACCTTTTGCTTTTGCGCCGGTGATTTTTCCGCGCCGTTCTTCAAACCAAGCTTCGCTGTTTTGTTCGACAGCGTAGATTTTCATGGCTAGTTATTTCCGTTTGCCTTGTCGATTGCAGCCTGAGCTTTGGCTTTTGCAGCCTCGCGCTGGTCGGTATCGTCAACTTTAAAGTAATCGCTAACTTTTGCTTGGCCGTCAGAGATTGCTTTGTAGACACCACGCAATTCCACCAAGTCCTCTTTGAGTAACACGGTGAGCTGTTTGCCAACAAAAAACTCTAACTGTTCCTGCGTAACCTTAATGCTCTTAAAGGCTTTTAATAGCTCGGCCAGTATTTCGTCCACTGGTCGCTGGTCGGCTTCTGCAATGGTGCGCTTGCACTCGACAACTGCCATTTCTACCACGTCACCGGGGATTACAGCCAGTATGCAAGCTCGCATACGTCGGGCTGCAAAGTTGGCGGTAGCTTCGTAAATGTCGCGACCGTCAGTTAAATCTTTGCGACCTTGCTTGGTGTCGCGTTTGTGTTCCACTGAAAATGTTTTAGCAACACGCGTGTTAGTTTCCATATCCCACGCATAAGCCATCATTTCTGACCGGCCGTTGGCTGTACCAAGTTCGATAACGCCGGACTCGATATTACCCCAGTTCTGCGCCATGGCTTCGGCTAGGCGGATTGATGGACCGCTAACACTCTTACCACCGCGAGGGTAGGTATAGACTGCTTGCTCGGCCAGCGTTGGCCGTTGGCAGGTAGACTTAATACGGTTGATTGCTGATGTCTCATCGCGCGGAAAGCGCTTTGCAGCCAGCATGGCAACTTGCACCTCTTGTGCCTGTCGCGCAACCATCATGTCAGATTGCACCGTTGTTATTTTACTATTTTCGTCCATAAGGTTGGTCTCCTTTTTAATTTTACATAAGCATTATATATCGTTCGCGCTAAAAACACAAACTTATTTTTCAGAAAAACGATAAAAACTTTGTGGCCGTATGTCGCGCCAGCAACTTAGCATCTCTCGTAGATTGCGATACTTCCAAGCATAGCCAGCAACCATTCGGCGTTCATAGCCGTGCGTGACAGCCACGCAGTACCGGCCTCGCCAGTCTTGCCATACTTCTATAGAGTAAATGCCATTACGACTTAGCTCGTCCAGGTTGCCGACATACTGGGCTTCGGCAAAAAAGCTAATCACTGTTTACCCTCCAATCTAGTTAGTGCTTCCAAAGGTACGGCAAGTATTCCAGTATTAGGTTTTACTATCTCGCCGTTTATTGATTTGACGTTATATAGTTCTGCTTCACTCCGTATTTGTTCAAAGAGTTTAGCTATCTCGGCTTTGTGCCATGCAGCGATGTCTTTAACAATTTGTTCTGTATCGTAGTATTCAATATCCTCAAAACTTTCTGCATCAGAGTCGGTTATCTGGTTGTCCAGGAAAAACTGTTTGATTCTATCGTCTAGGCTTGTAACCTGAGTTTTAATTCCCCTGAATTCGGGGGAATTAGAATCTCTATCTTGGGGAAGCATTGCACAGTGTTCACATCCCCACTTTAAAGCGTCAGGATTGTGGCATAGGCAGTCGCAGTTCGGTGCATCTTCACTCTTTGAGTTGCTCACTTCTCACCTTTCATATACTTGTTGGCTTGTCGCCAAACTTGGCGGTCTTTGGCGCTGAATAGCTTACTGACTTTTGCATTGTGTCGGCGCATTTTACGGTTAGT